GCCAACCCGCCAGCCGTTCCCAGCATCCCGTAAAGCCCGGCATTCTGCGCGTTGGCGTTTGCCGACTGGATGCCGTATTGATCCATAGCCGACTGTCCAGCTGCTTGGGCTCCGGCAAATACTGGCGCCGGCGCAATATTAGTCGGCTGGTAGCCCTGGAATTGTGGCATCTGAATCTGCGAACCGGACATCAACCCGGTGATTTCGTTAAGCGGCTGCTGGCGCAGGAATGACTGGCGCTGCAACTCGGCCTGCTGGGCTGCGTTCTGCGCGCCCATCTGCGCACTTGCTTCATTAAATCCTTGCGCTCTGGCGCCGGTATCTAAACCGATACCTTGCAATGCAGCATTTGTTAATAGATCATTTTTAGATCTATTAACGTCTAGCATCGCGTTGGAATAAGCCTCGCCACCCGGCACCAGCCCTTGATTAGCGAGCCTGGTCCTCGTCTGCGCGTCCATGCGCTCGATCTGCGGCTGCAGACGCGCCATAATTGCTTCCTGCCCGGTCGTTCCAGCATTAACCGGCATCCTGGCCAGATTGGACGTATCAATACTGGTCTGCAATGCCGGGCTCGTCGGAGCAAACGGAGTCGCCAGCGCAGTCCTGGCTGTTCCGATGCCCTGCTCGCCCAAGTTGGCCAGCGACTTCTGCACCCGCTGTTGAGCCTGCAAAGCGGCCAGCGCGTCAGGCGTCAGCGTTTGCGTAATCGTCGGCTGGTCGCCTGCGCCAAAAGTAACCGTCTGGCCGCCAAGTGGACCAGAGATGTTCGGATTATTGAGGCGCCCTTGCAGGCGAGCCGTGGCCTCGTTGGCTGCGCCCTGCGCTGTTGCAGCGCCGGCGTAGTCTGGCGGTGGTGGCGCGGAAGGTGCGGATTTACCCATGATTAATCCTTTTGCTGTAGCGTTTATCTAAAAACCGGCAGTCGTCGCGGCGCAGCGTGTAAAACACAATGTCGCCATCCGGGCGCCCTTCTTTAATCCGGCCTTCTTCCGTAAATCCCATGTTCGTCACCACTTTTGCGCTTTGTTCGTTGTCGCTGCCGACCGGAACTATGATCTTTTCTACTTGGCAAATGTTAAACGGGTAATCAAATATCGCCGCCAGATAGGCCGGAGTCAGCTGCCCTTCAATAGCAAAATGGCACCAGATTGTCTTATGGTTCCAGTTCTCATACATGACCCCTGCAATAATCTCATCATCTCGCTTTAACCCTATTGCCGTTGCCCTGCCCTCAAAAAAGCCACCGTCTACACGCTTTGCCACCCAGTGCCCAACATCGGCACCGGATACTATATCCCAGCCCATCCGGTCTGAAACACAATGTCCGTGGCTGCCCACTCAATTTGCAATCCCGAACTGCTGCTTTTTAGCTGAATCCCGCCGCAATAGCCGATGCCGGTAATGCCCTGCCAATTGTTCGTAATCTGGAGCCCGGCGCCCCATAGACCTGTATCCCATACAGACGTATCCCACAATCCCACAGCTGTCGGAGAAAATGACAAGCTGGCGGTAGTGTCAGCGGTATCAAAATCGACGTTCATACCGACAAAAACAGCAGGCACTCCGTCCGTAAATATGCTTGGTCTGGCACGTGTAAAGTATTTCTTAACACCTCGGCTCTCAAAGTAATTAAACGCCTGCAAAACGGTCGTTTGAATGTTTGATGTGCCGTCAACATAGCCGTTGTCCCAACCCTTAAACACGCCGCCGTTGCCACCGAAATACGGATCGTCGTTAAAGGTTTCCCAACAGTTCGCATTCCAGCCGGTAAAGTTGCACCATGCCTTTGTGATGTTGTTCATCACAAATTGCTGCTGCTGCCCTTCTGCAACCGGAACATTAATCCACAGCGCGTTGTTTTTCGAGGAATACAGCAATTCCCACCCAAAATTAGAACCATAATTTACAGTTGCTGCTGTAACGGCGCCTTGAATCTTATTACTTAAAGCAACCCGCGGATCCAGCCGAGAGCTCTGCAACGCAGATGCCAGCGGCAGCAGTCCGTCCAAAGTAATTATCAACAGGTCGCCGGAGTATTTCATCATGCACCGCTTGCCGACCGGGGAGCCCAGCTTCCAGACACCGGCCAGCGCCCACGTAGCATCGCTCGAAGGATCTGTGCCGCGCCAGACTATGACCTCGCCGTTGCTCGTCACAAATACCAAGTTATCGTCGGCGCCGTAACCCGCATCCAGCGTCCAGGTATCCAGATCAACCAGAGTACCGCCGTATTTGGCTATCTGGCTCATGTCAAGAACCTGCGCCGCGCCGCCTACAGCACCAGTCGGCAGATACCATGCCTTGAGCGTGTCTTTCTGGATAAACCAGACGCGGTTTTTAAACAGCGAGATATTGCTTAACGTCGTGGTGGTCACGCCGGTGATAGCAATTGTCGAAATGCCGGTAATGCTTTCCCACGTTGAATTGTTGTAGAGCAGCGGCGCATCGACCCCGTTCACGCAGTAGAGATAGCTGCCAGCCGCGGTGGTGACGTTGATGTGCTCCCACTTGGCATTGGTCAGCCCGGTCTTAACAGCTGCCCCAACAGCGCCCTGCGTCGTGGCATCGTAAATCGATGTTCCCGCCCATGCAAACAGCTTGTTAGCAGTGCCGGTTGAATAATTGACCAGCGTCTGCACCTGCCCGCTGATGCCGGTCACCCAGTTCTCATACCCGCCGCGCAAGACCAAATTGCTCACGCCGGGAAAATAGTTTGTCAGCTGGTAGGCGTCGATGGGCTCCATATTTGCGATAGAGTCTCGCGCATTCCAGCCGCCAACCGGCGCCGGGATAGATGCCACCCGCGCAGCGGTCTGCTGAACCAGCGCTCTGCTAGTTCGGGCCATACCCGCTGTCTGGTATGTTGTCGTAGCCTATCAGCACAGTTCCAGGCCGCGGCGCAAAGCTCAAATTGGCAGATGACATGTCTAGCGCCATCGCAGCCTCTAGCTCATATAAGTAGTTGCGATACATCGCCGTGGTGTCAAAGCCCTTTGCTTCAAAGTATTTTAACTTTGTCGACAGCACTATCAGCCGGTCAGGGTAAATTGTCGTGTCAGTGTCCACCGTAAAACTGGTCTTTACAGCCCCGGCAGCAGAATTAGCCCAGCCGTTAGACCGGTATTCGTAACCAAGATACTCAGCCGCGGACGTGCCCGGCCAGATTTGGAAGTAAGAGCCCAGCAGGCGCCAACGGATCCGCGGGCCGGTCGAGATGTAGCCCGACAGAAGCCATTCCCATTGTTGCGCGTCCTCTGGCCCCAGCATCTCCCAGTGTTTGCTTTTGTCCCACATGCTGCGCGGCACCAAAGCCTCGTAATCGCTCGGCAAGTCGTATTTCATTTTCTGAAAGTAGGCAGTAGCAGAAGCCCCGCCAGCGGCTGCAAAGTCTTGGTCAAGCGTAACCTGCGTTCCGCTGTCTACAGACGCTATAAACGTGTTCTGGTTGATTCCAGACCCCTGCACCTGCCAAGTCGTGTCCAGCCCAACAGTCGACGGAATGCCGGTAATCGTCCTGGCTGCCGTGGTCCAGTTGCCGGTGGTGGTCAGATACTCGGTATAGAAAGCCTTTTGCTTCGTCATTGCGCGCCAGTTGTGCCGGCGCAGCAGCTCGTAGCCCGTTGCGTTCATCAGCGCAAGTATCTGGATTACGTCCTGATTTGTATTGCCAGCAACCGAAACGGGCGTAGACACGCCTAGTTCGTTTGTTACCTGCTGCACCAGCTGAAGCATCGTGCTCGACATGTTTACGCCTCTTTACGCGGCCTTCCGGGCTTTCTGGTTTCCATCAGCATCGCCATCTGTTCTTTAAGCTCGTTCAGCTCGCGGCGCGTGGTTTCCAGCTCGGTGGTATTTGCGGATTGGTTTTTCCTGTTCAGATAGGCGCGTGCTCTGTCTCTCAATCCAGCGCCGCCCATGCCGATGCGTTGCAGCTGGCTGTCAGACGCCGTTGCTACTTGCTCAACGGTTTGGAATTTGAGGATCTGTAGCTCGGCCATTTGGTGCTGGTTGAAGCCCTCGTTATCGTCCGTGTTCCATTGCTCTAACATCGTGCCAATAACCGGACCGTCGCCGCTTTGCATTTGAAAATACAGCCACTGGCGCGGGAATCGCTCCTTGTGATCTTCCCTGACCGGCTGGTCAACAATGTTGGTTTTGTCACCCGGCACAACAATACGCACGAACGGCGTCGGACGATCCTTATACGGTTTCTGATCGTTGACGTAAAATTCAACATGCAAATGCGAATCCGCGTTATGAACATCACTGTCTAAAGCCATTTTCTTCTCCTGTGGGGATTTAAGTTCTAGCGCCTGTCAGGCTGCACCACTTGGTCGCAGATACTGCAAAAAATACACTGCTAAAATTGCTAACAATCGAAGCCGACGTTGTTTGATTGATTGTCGATCCTGTGTCATACGGATAAACCTTAATCGTGTTGGCGCCGGAATTAGCAATAAATATTGTTGCCCCCATTTGTGTAGGAGGCAACAGCACGCCAGTGCCGGAAGCCGCGGTATCGACCGAGTTGTAAACACGCGTCAGTTGCAACGCATCAGCCCTCGTCGATCCTGCCGCGGTTAACCCATCGACACCATCACCGCAAACGGCAACGGTCATCAGGGACGTAGCCCCGGCGCCCATTACCCTCGATGGAATGGTCATTACGCGGTCGTAACCGATGCCCAGGTCGTTGCGCTCGTGGCAAACAGAATGACTGTTTTTGCCGTTGCAACCGACAAAGTTGACGCCGCCGCATTGATCGTTGACCCGGATTTTGGATAAACGGTAACGGTTTGGCCGGAATCGTTGCGGATGCCAATCATGGCGCCCACTTCGGTCGGCGGCAGAATAACGCCAGTCGACGCCGAGCTGGTGGTGATCGTGTTCCAGACCGCTGACAGTTGCAGCGCGTCAGCAATAGTAGAGCCTACGGCCACCAGGCCAGTTGCGCCATCGCCGCAGATGCTGGTAGTCGCAAGGCCGGAATTGCCGGATGCCTGAACGCGTGAAGGGATAGCCATTTTAAATCCTTTGAGTTAGTGGATAAGACATGGCTTTCGCCATTGCGTGCAATAAACCGGGACCGCAGACCTCAATTACAACATCTTCCTGCGCAAACTCGCGGGCAAGGTTTTGGAAATCTCTTACCTGCTGGCACATCCACGGCGCAGCCTTGTATTTCGTTTCGTGGATAGTCGCAGTTATTACGTTCTCGCCGTCGTTTGATTCTTGCTTGTAAACGTGGTGCTCGCCCTCGGAATAGCTGGAGTCCATGCCAAACAGATAGATCTGCCGATAGCCTTTTAGCTTCGCCAAAATCATCGCCAACATGCCGACCGTTGTAAAGCCGCCCATAAGGTGCACAGGACGCGCTCTCTCGCTCTCCAGATACTCGTAGACCCCTTCTGTCTGCACGTGCACCAGATCGACGTTAAAGCCGTCTAGGGCGTCGAATATGCAGGGATCGCATTGGCTGGCAATATAGAACTGAGTTTCTAGCTTGGGATTCTGCAGAAACCGCACATTCTCCGGCCTGGCGTCCAGCATGACATGCGCGTCCGGCACGATGCCGCGGGCAAGCAGCCAGTCATATGATCCGTTTACAGACCAGATTTTAGCGCCATTCTGGTGTCGAATCATTAGCTGGTGCACCGACTCATTTAGACTCGGCGCACCGCCAACGATGCAAATGCTTTCGCCGTTCGGCTCCGTATCGAAGTCGAACCAGGTCAACTGCCTTTCACAAGACAGTTTCACATTCCCCAGCATTACGCCGGGGTCTGTGTTTCCAACTACATCTAGTATAGCTTCGACCATTATTACGTGATCTGACCTTGAAGATGCGGACGGTTGATCGTTACCGTAACCGTCGAAACGGTCGAGGCAATCGTTGCCAGGTTAGCCGAACGGGCGCCAAGAAGCTGCAGACCCGCAGAAGCCAAAACCTTAACGCGGCCGGCAGTAGCAGACAGGAACAGCGGCACTTGCGGAGTTACCGCAACTGCCGTTTTCTTGACCACCGCATTGCCAGCGATTTGATACCAGCCAAAGGTACCGGCCAAGTTGGCTGACATCGCAACCGCCACCGGGCAGGCTTGATTGCCCGTATTCGGCACCAAAACCGTCTGATAAGTCGTCGCGTTGTAGCTCACCAACGAGCCGACCACGGTCGAAGCAACGCCAACCAGCAGGATGAACTCACCCTCGCCATAGGTCGGATCGTCAGCGCGCACGATTTTACCTAAGACGTTAGGCGGCGTCGGAATGACAGCCGCGCTGCCAGACGAAACGCCGCTAGGCGAGGTTACGCCGGTGTCAATTGCTGCAACTTGCAACAGACCGCTTTGATTTTCTGCAAAAGTATAGGCCATTTTATATTCTCCTTATGCAATCAGCACGCCGCAAAATTGCGGGCCGCTGGAGCAAAGATTGCCCGCCCAGCCGATCAATTTAACGATGGCGTCCTGGTTGACGGCTTGCCGTTCGCCGCCGATCGGTACGAAATTGCGGTCAACGTGCGGCCGGAAAAAAATGTATTTCGTATTGAGGAACCACATGTGATTCGCCGTTGCAGCCGAACCGATACCGCCATCGAGCACAACGTCCGATGCCATGCCCGCGCCGTAGTATTTCAGCGAGGCAAAACCAGCACCAGCCATCGAGCTACCAGAATCCGAAATGCGCTGAATAGATTGCAGCGATTGCAGATACAGACGATAGTAGTTATTGTCAGCAACGATCAGATCCGGTTTGTCGGTTCCGCGAATCAGCTGAACAGCGACCGAATCCATGTATTGCTGGATGTTGGAGGCCGTCACGGCCGCGCCGCCGTTCGTCACGCCGGAGTAAGCAACCGATTGCCAGAACGAATAACTGGCGCGGTTGATACCGCCGTAAGTGCCGGAGGTAGGCGCATCAGGAACAGCCGCCGCAAGACCGGTAATGTTCTTGCCGCTGTTGCCCGTTCCATCCAGATAGATGTCGCCGGAAATGCGGTTAGCCAGTTGCGCTTCGGCAACGTTCATACGACCGTCAAGCAGGTCGATAATCGCTTCCTTGCCGCTGTTCTGAATCATCTCCAGACCGCTGATCGATACCGCAGCAGCGTACTGAGTTATACCAAACTGCGCCGCACTGATCGGGCTGTTTTGGCTGACGTTCAGCACTTCATAGCCACTGTAGCTATTAGTATTGTTCGTCGTGCTGTCGTTATACATTACCTCTTGCAAGATGACGTTACCGCCAGAGAACGTTTTCACGTTTCCGCGTTCTTTCAACCTGCGCAGAAGCGCGTTGTTATTTGTCCTAGTGTTATGTTTCGGCTCTTTATCCGAAACCTGCACATTCCTTTTATGTGCAGAGCAGACTATCTCATCGCAAGTTTTTCGCTCGCTTGGTGGCGCTAATCTTTGCGCCATGCATTTTCGGCTTTCCAAGCTGCGCCAATCTACGTTTTAAGTTGCTTTCCGCGCTGGGCCGGTAGCCATTCGCTACCCTTGCCGCTGCTGCTTTTGCTGGGGCCCCTGGCGGTGGTCTAAATGAAATTTCATTTTCATTTAACAAAAGACCTTGCGCGCCATATTGCCGCATCCAAGCTATTTCGCGTTCGCGCTTCTCAATCACTGAAACCGTGTCCGGCATTGTTTCAAGCACTTTCATTTGAAACAGTCCGGCGTGATCGTTCCACGCTGCTTGCAACCTTCTAGAAGTATGCTTACCGGCTTTTAACAGGCTTCGGTGCTCTCGCATCCTTTTACCCGGTTTGCCTGCTGTGCAGCCAATATACGCTGCCCCAGTGCTCGCATCTTCCAATCCGTAGATCGTTACCATTTGGGATTCCCCTCTGTGGTTAATACTTGCGCTCCGCGCTCGTGGGGTTTTGCTTCCGCATCGCCCTAGTCGTTACACCTTCAGCGCCCTTTTAACTGCGCCGCTTGGCTCGGTGTTGGCATCTCAGCTTTTCACCGAATTCACGGAGTTTTTTAACGTCTAATGTTAAACGTTGTCGGCCAGCTCACCGCTACGACTTTGAATGTTAGTCGCGATGATGTCGCTGATCGAAGAATTGGCAAAAGCCATTTTATTATCTCCAAATCAAGTTAATCAGAGCCGGTCGCTCATGCTGTCAAATTGCTCTGCCAGCAAAGCCCGGCGATCATTTGCTTTGGTATTCGTCACGGTTCCGGGTGTGGATCCTCGCACGCTCACCGCTGCCGCCCGCGCCGATTTAGCAGCTTTATTTGCTGCTGCTCTTTTTGCCGTATCTAGCTCAGCTTGTTTGCTGGCCTGAACACTTTCAAAAAGGTTCGGATCTAAGCGCAATGCTTTTTGATACGCGTCATCGAGATCGGTGGCCACACCACTCTGTAGGAGTTGGATCATTACCGGTCGCGCTTCTTCAAAATACTCGGCTTTTTGGCTGAAACTGTTGATCTCACCCAAGAGCGCCTGATTCTGTTGCTGTTCCTGTGCTTGCTTCCACCCTTGCACTTCGCCACGAACGGAATTCAGTTCGTTTTGCAGTGCGTAGATGCTCGGATCAGTCGGCGCCAGTTGTGGCTGGTCGCCCATATCGGATAAATTTACTCCGTAAGATTGTGCAAGTCTAGCAAAATATTGGCGTTTTTCTTGCGGATTACTGTAACGCAAAGCATGGTCGGCCTCCATCAGAGCCTTGACCGCGCCCGGCGCATCGATGCCCAGCCCTTGAATCGTGTTCATGTAAGGGTTGAGCACCTCCTGCATCTGGTCGGCAAACTGGGCTTTTGAAATCAGCGGCTCAACCCCGGCTTTCATCTCGTTTTCGCGCTGCCAGGCATACTCCTGAATGCGCGCTGGGGCGGTTTTCCAGTCCTCGTGGTAATCTTTTTTCCAGCTGGCTGGGGGGCGCTTCCACAGCGGCTCCTCTGCCGGTTCGGTGGCTGGTTCTACTTTTGCCTGCGGCGCAGGTTTGGCATACTTGCCAGCCTCATCTCGCGGCTTTTCAGCCTTTGCCGGTTCAGCCTTTGCCGGTTCCGGCGCGGCCTCTACCACCTCGTCAAACTGCTGGGAAAGCATATCCCGGCGGCTGTCTTGGTTTTCTACCGGCACGATCTCATTTAAGTCGGACATTATTGCTCCCTGTGGGGGTTTAACTACGGGTAAAACGAATATCGTCGCGCAGCTTGGCCAGCACGCGGTTAGCCTGGTCGTGCGTCATGTTGGACACCTGCGCCCGCAAAACCTCGCGCCGCGTGTCTTTTGCAACTGGCGCCCGGCTCTCCATCGTTTCGTTGCCGATCTCGATGCAGTTGTGCTGCCGGAGGTGGGCCCGGTGCTGGCTGCGGCTGGTAATCATGCTGCCATCTGCCATGCTTTGATAAGGCTGGATGTCCGGCATTATTCCCGGCGCCACCGGCTCGGCGTAATAATCTGACTTCTCGACCAGCTGGCCGTCGATCTGAATGTAGGTTTTTCTCATATTAGCGCCAAAACGTCCTCATCATCTAATTCAAGGTGCAGATCCCATATCCGCTGCACCCTGTCTAAATCGGCCAGCATCCGGTCGTAATCTATTGCCGGTTCAGTGCTGGCCATCTTTTCCATGTATGGCTTGGCAATCTCTGCCGCCGCTTCCGGCCTGCCCTCTACTATTCGCTCAAATGCGTAAACAATCTCGGCCTTGCGTCTGGCTGCGTCGGCTACCTCTTTTGCAAACTTCTTTTTAAGATAGTCGCCGTCGTGCGTGTCAAATTCGACAATCTGGCTTACATAGTCCCATGTCGCATCGTCCCAGGTGCCTGTGTCCCAGCCGCCGTTCACTGTGCAATCTCAACCCCAACGGCGCGCCCATCAGGACCGCGCACGATGCGCTTAGGCGCCATCAATGCAGACAGAGCCTGCTTTACCTGTTGCAGCGATTCATCGTGTTTGTTGGCCATGTCAGCGTGCAGGACGGTCACTTGGTTGAGCGCATTAGACACCCCGGCGCCCAGCTCCTGCGCTACCCGGTCAGATGCCGCCTGCGCCGCTTCCGCGGTTTGCAGATCTACACCTGGATTCGCCCCTATGCGCGCAACCATGATTTTAGTCGCCGCCTCAAGCTCAGACTTCCAGCGGTTAAAGTCGTCAACAGATTTAACCTCTTGCGCCTTCATTTCCATTTCGTGGCGCATTTTCTGATCGTCGATCTGCGCCTGCATCTGCGCCAGCTGCATCTCGCCCTCGATCTTTGCCTGGGCAATCTGACTGTCAAGCTGTGCTTTCATCTGCGCTGCTTGCATGTCGGCCTGCGCCCGCATCTGGTCGGATTGTGCGGTCGCTTGCATTTTGGCCTGCTCCAGCTGCTGCGTCGCTTGAATCTGCATCATTTCAGGGTTCGGTGGCGCCGGCTGGGGATTTGCCGCGGCTTGCTTCTGTTTCTCTTTTAGCTGGTCGAGCGCAGAATCCAGTGTTCCCTCTATCGGTTTGGCCTGCTTGAATCCGCTGATGCCGAATTTCATTACCTCAACCAGCATCGGGATGAGCTCCGGCGATGACTGGCCAACCGGCAACGCCTCGCGCAACAGCCCGCCAAACGCCGTAATGAATTCGACCCGGTCCTTCTTGTTCTGCTGCTCATCCAGCTGCACCAGGCTGTCGGCATCCACCTCAATGCGGAAGTTCCGCAACGGGTTATCCTGCATGAGCTCGATGGCCTGCGGGATCATTGCCTGATCCTCCGGGCTCATCTGGCCGGCCGCGGCGTAGAGCAGAATCGTCTGCGGCTGGAATTTGGTGCAGATAACCTGCGCTTTTAGCCGGATCAGCTCGCTGGCAAACAGCGCCACCTCCTCCTGCATCGAGCGCAGCCGGAGCCCGGCATACTGGCCTTTGATCTGCTGTGCGGTCGCGGTTTCGGAAGCGGCGCTCTGGCCTCGGATGATGTCGCTGATGCCAGTAATCTCGTAAATCTGGCCTTTTATGTCCTCGCGCGCGCGATAGCAGTTAATCAATGCGCTGGCCAGCATGTCGATCGGCAGGATGTCGATGCTGCCTTTCAGCCCGCCCTTTTCCGAGAATGCCATCCACTTGTCGACCGGAATCAGCGTGTTGTTGTCGCCCTCAGTCAGCAGTCGTTGCAGTGCCGGTTGGCTAGCATCGTAGACACCGCGGATCCGCAGCGCCTTGACCAGCCCGTCGATACGGTCGGACAGAATATCCAGCTCGTTTGCCTGGTCCTGGTAAATCACAAAATCCGGCACAGGAATCAGGCTGTCGCTGGTGGTGGTGCTGTAAAGGGGTTGCGCGCAGGGGAAGAACTGGTCGAGCTCCAGCGGATCGTCGCGCTCGTCAATAATCTTTGGGCAGTTCTTCGACAGCCAGTAAACCTTGCCCGTTTCCTTGTCCCACAGCTCGCAAATCTTCGCCCTCGTGCGCTCCTTCGTGCTCTGGCCATAGGTTGCCAGCGTTTCGGCGCCGGAATCCAGCGGGATCTGCTTGGCCATCTTGGCGCCAAAACGCTCGGTCAGCGCATCTCTGGTCATGTAGACCCAACGCCAGACGCAAGTTACTTCCTCCCAGGTGCGCGCAACGCTGTGGCCGAAATCCTTCCAGTAAACGTAATCAGTCGGGGCGCACTCATACTCGATTTCTTCTTGAGGCTCCTCGCCAGCGGTGTAGTCCTGACTTTCTGGTTTCGGCGCGCCTTCGGGCGTCTGGCCTTCGGCTGCTTCATTCTCAACATCCTCCGTTACCTGCAACCCGTCCTCTGGCATTCCCAGCTGCCTGACATGCGGCTCGTAGCGCACCCAAGCAGTCCCACGCCCACCAAGAAACCGATCCTCAACCGCGTGTTTCATAGTCGACCGAAAGTCGGGATAGTGCTCAATCTCAAAGTCCAGTGCGCGCTCGATCAGCTGGCCAGCCACCCGGCCGACCGGATCGTTGTCGCCAAACCTGCGCGCCGCTACCGCTTTCGGCAGCTTGGCGTATACCGCAGGAATCAGCGTCTGGACGTTGCTCCACAAGATATTGAACTTGGCGGTTTCGTTCGTGTGCTGGCTTCTGTTATCGTCGCGGTAGCGTTTGACGATCTTCGCGCTGCGCGCTTCCCACTTCTTGAATTCGTTGTCGTACTGGCTGATGATGTTCAGCCACTTGTCAACGCCGATGCTGGTTGGTTCCATTTATTTGTTTCTTTCGCTGATTGCTGCGGCTTTACTCTTGGCGTCGGCCTTGCTGGATGCACCCCACGCCCGCAACGCAAGCGCCAGGCGCGTCGGTTCGCCGTTCTTTTCCATCGGTCCCGGCATACCGCCCATGCGCGCAAGAAAACTGGCACGCCGCGGGTTATCGCCAGCTTTAACCGGTGGCTTAAGCGTGCCGCCAGTCTCGGCCTTGTAACTCGCTCGGCCTGCGGCGTTTAGTCCACCGGCAGGATTTTTTCCTTCTTTTCGTGTCCAGGCTGCGCTCATTTTGTGAATATCACATCCCTGTTTACCCGGTCGGCAATCTTGTATCCCATATCGGCCAGTAGGTTGATCGTGTCCTCGTCGGTGTAGCCGTATCGCTCGCCGTGGCCTTTCAGCTCTAGCGTAATCACCGGCCAGCTCGCCTCTATCGTTGCCAAAGCGCCTAAGATGGCTAAGTGTTCGTAACCCTCAACGTCAAGTTGCAGCAGGTCGCAATCGGTCACGCCCAGGCTGTCAATTGGCAGGACGTCAAACTCTGCGCCCTCTTTGATCTGGTGCGCGCCGATGTTGTCGGGGAATATCTGGTCTATCGCTGCCTTGCCGTGGTCCTTGCCAAACGCAGCCCGCCGAATCACTATCCGCGGGTGACTGTCGGTATTGAGCGCCAGCGCCTCGTAGTTGGCTGCGTCAGGTTCAAGGCTGTAGACGCGTTTAAACTTCTGCGCCAACGCCACCGGATACACACCCACGTTGCCGCCTGCCTGTATTGCCGTCCTAAACTCCCGGCACAGATCAAGACTAGCGCCCAAGTCGCACACCTCGGCCAGCACTGCCTGAATGCAGCACTGGTCAGCGTCAGGAACCGCCCAGCCCTCATGCAGTCGCATATTGCACCCTCGTCTGCTCCCACGGCCGCGGCTTGCCGTGAAACGCAATAAGCCTATCCTCGGCCTGCACCCCGTTTGGCAGTATGTCGGCCTTGAATGACTTGATGCCAGGCGTAATGTCCTGCCAGTATTTAACCAGCCGGCCAGCCAGCGCCCACTCTAGATAGACCTGATCACCCCCTTCGCAGTAGCGATCGCCCGCCTTGAATGCGTCGTAAATGAACTTGTGCGGCTTCGACCACCACATCAGGCTGGATTGCATCGCGCGCGGATCCGCTTTGCCGCGGTAAACGTCGCGCATAATCACAAAGTCGTGCGGCCTAGCGGCCTCTAGCAGCTCTGTGCAATCGCCCACCAGAACGGTGTCTAGATCCATGTATAGGGCGCTCGGCAGCCGGAATAGCTCGATCTTTGACCACCAGCCCGGCCAGTCGTGGTCGAGCGCCAGCGTCGGGCAGTCCAGCTCCATGTCGGTTAGGCAGATAAACTCCTCGGCCGGCAGGAATTGCGCGCACATCTCCTGCAACGCATAAACGTGCGCTGGCTTGAATTCACCGCCCGACTTTAAGACGCAAGCGATCATTTTTTCTTGTCAGGCTTTGCAGTCTTTGCCGACTCGCGGAACGCGCCGGCAGTCGGCGCACCCGGTGAGCCCGGCTTGCGCATGCGCTCGCCTGACCCCGCCTTAATGCGCTCCTGCTTGGCTAGGATGTTTGCGTATAGACCGGGCTTGTTCATGCGCTGAAGATGCCCATAGCCATGACTTCAGAACCTGCGCCGGTTGTTATTTTCCAAGCGCCGTCTTTTGACGCAGCATTTATTTCTACGTTGTAAACGCCAACTCCACCGCCCACCGCATTCGGCAAAATGGTGTGCGTCAAGATGCCTGTGCCGCTGCCATCAACAACTTGCACAAGGCTGCTTGCAGCCGTGGCAACTGTAATGACAATACGGTGCAAATAATCGCCCACCGCGCCTGTGCCACCCAAGACTTGCGCGGTAGAACTTGCCGCAACGTGCTCATACTGATACCGATACGGATTGCTTACGCCACTCATAATCTCTTGCTCCTTGATTTTGCGGTTGCCCACATGTCGTTAAGTGTTACCGTGTTTTCTGGTCCGACCATCAGCGGCTTGACCACATCCGGCGCCCTGACGGTCGGCTCGGCGCGCCACGCAATGGCCAGCATTCGCATAGCGTCCGCGGGATGGCTGCACCAATCATGGCGCGGCGTTTGCCTGAACGCCTTCTTGTCCTCGTCATATTCTCTTTGGTATTGGCGCAGCGCTTCAATGCCTTCGCTGCACCGCTCGGCGTCGAACCACGTTTGCGGCAGCATTTGGCGCACCGCCTGGATGCCGTCCTGCACGCTCAGATCCGGCACAATCGCCAGACTGTTGATGCCGAGGTATTCGGCCAGCTGCTCGATAATGCTCTTGCCCTGCGCTGCCAGCGTCTTAGCTTTGGCGTCGTGCGGAAGGTTGTGCTTTCCGTACTTGTAGGGTTTGCCGGTGACTACCGCGGCGAGCTCGCTGATGTTGGCGCCTGACACCGCGTAGTAGTCGATCACGTGGATCTCGCCGCGGATGACCTGATACCACCAAATCGCGGTATCGTCCCGGTAACCCAAATCCCACGCCGTATGCACGTTTACTTCGGGCTGGTAGTCAACCCGGCAGATCCTGCCCGCTTCTGTGGCCTCGCGCATCTCGGTGCCAAAGAACGCGCCGAGAATAGCGGCCTCGAATGAGCACTCATACTCCTGGTCGAACTGGTCCTTGCTCAGTTGCGACCGGGCAGCATCCAGCTCGGTTGCCGGCAGCAGCCCTGACTTGCTGGCCGGCAGTTCGAGCAGGAACCAGTCGTCTTTAAGACGTTGCGCGGTCTGCCTGATCTTCCAAAATTGATTTTTTCCCTTTGGCGTGCCGCCAAACACGCACCAGCCTTGATGATCGGATAAAGCCGGGCGCACCACGTTGCCCCACACGCTGGGCTTGAAGTCGCCGAATTCATCTAGGTAAACCCCAGAAAAGCCCAGCCCGCGCATAGCGTCCGCGTTATCTGCGCCAAATAGCCGTATTTTGCTGTTGTTGACGAGCGTGACCGTCAGCTCGGCCTCGTTGCTGTCCTTGCAAATCGGCTGGCTGTAATGCTTCAGGTAATCCCACACCACTGACTTAGCCTGCGTCCGATACGGCGCCACGTAGCCGTATAGCGGCATAGAGTCTTTGCTTGTGAACGCAGCGCGGATCATGTCGTTGATAGCCGCCACAGTTTTTCCCGCCCGCCTGTGCGCGACCAGACACGCCCAGCGGTGCGTCCGGTTGTGGAATGGCATGAACGCTTTGCGGGGCGCATAGGGCAGTTCTATTTCTCGGACTGCCATCTGCAAATCGTTTCTACTGGGCCGCCGTCGGGGCCGCTGACTTCTGCACGTGACAATTTAGGCACATGATATTCAATCAAGTCGGAAAAGCATTTAAACGCGGCCGCAGGCCCGTCCTGCGCGGCAATCTGATCCAACCATTCCTGCAAACGCTCTGAATTTCCGTCCACAAAACGCGCAATGGCTTCGCGTGCCACAGCCGTCGTTTTATTTGGCAATCCTTTAGGCCGGCCAGCGCCCGGCCTTTTCTCGCCTTTTTTGAATTGGCCTGCGTTAGCCACTACTTCAACTCCCGCAACCTATAAATCGTTGTATCAATCAGCTCGCACAGCTCATCGATGATGTTCATGAGATGACTGTCATCCGGCAGCACCTTACGCATCCCGTCAACAAAGTCTTTAATCTTTTGTATGTAAGTCAGCGGCACTTTGGCAATGTGAAAGTCGGCCGGGTAAGTGTCGATCACATCGTAGCAGCCCTGAAACGCTTCGGCGTATCGGTCGGCCAAGTCAACCACGTTCTCGTAATAACGCTGCAAGGCTTTGTGCTGGCTATAGCTTTTGCTTTGCAGGTGCATGAAATGAGCGTTCGTGCCTGAATGCAGCAGGACAGAAACGAACAGTGCCGCGTTTTTCTGATAGTCAGCCATAGCACCTCAAGACAACCGCGATCGTGTGGAGAGCGCCCGCATCGCTCAGACCGCGGTCAAGCGGGTGTGCACTCAGGGGAGAATGCTCTATACGCACTAACATCTTATCCCTCAATAATTCTGCGCGCAAGCGCAAAAATTAAGATAAATCGACAATTCGCTGAATATACCGTCCCTTTGCATTTTTCCTCCAACCATGCACTTCGACCCGAATCCCGGCCTCGCGCACCCGGCCAATGGTTTCACTGTTAGTAACCTTTGCAACTCTGTTTGCAACGCCCTCACTGGTGACTTGCACAGCCAGCACCTCGCCGCGCTTGATTGCCAGCAAGTCTGCCCAGCCCCAGAGGTCTTTACGGATTCGGGCAAACGGCTGCCAATGCTCCACAATAGCCACTAAATAGCCCTCATCCCTTAAATATTTCAAACTACGTTGGGTCGGTGTCATTTATCAGCCCCTGCCTCCAGAGTACTTTAAGGTCCTGATCACCCAGATCTTTACTCACGGAGTATGGACCTTTGTGAGCATGTTGCTTCCCGCTTAATCAGCTCACAAGATGTAGATCAGGCTTGGCTCGCGCTGGCTTTGTTTCTTGGCCCGCACCTTTTTTCACTGCGTTCAAAACAAGACCAAAGACCATTTCATCAAGCTCTTCATCAGCCACATGCAACTCGGCTGCAATATCGGATTTCGCAACACCTTCTTTTCGTAATGCCGTAAAGACTTTTCCGAGGATCTGCGATGTTTCACGCGGCAAACTCTCGGGCTCAGACTTAAGGTAGCCTCGTCGACTAATTTGCACAAAAAGCTCGCGGTACTGCCATTCCGTCAATAGCCCGAGTTTGTGCATTCGATAGGTCAGTGCCGAAATCGACACTCCCCATATCTTTTTGAGTTGGAGCAGCACATCGATCGATATGAATTTTGGCGCATAGCCTAGGACACTTCCGGATGGCATCAGGAAAGCTGCTGCAAAATCATTCGCAGCTCTTTCGATTTCTTGCCCTCCATTCGGAGAGCCGTGGCGATGCATCACGAGATGGCCAAGTTCATGCGCAGCATCAAATCGGCTGCGCTCAGTATTTTTAAGTGTGTTTAAAAAAACAAATGGCTTTTGTTCACGCCACATTGAAAATGCGTCAACCTCAGCTGCATCGATTGCCAGCGAAAAAACACGAACACCATTTGCTTCAAGCAAATGAATCATGTTCTTAATGGGCAATTCTCCGATGCCCCAGTGGCGGCGCAGACTTGCAGCCGCCGCCTCGGGGTCGGAATCTCTCAGATCCGGCAAATTTGAAACAGGGAGCTCGAATCGTCTTTCAATTGCTTGATTCAGCGTGATTGTTAACGCACCTGAATACAAGGCCATATCGCGCTGCGCTGCAGACATTTTTGAGAGCGAACGGAAACTCGCAGCACCACTATCAATGGTTTGCAGTTCTTCTTCTTGATAGAAAAACTCCAGAGGAAAACGCAATGCTTTTGCAATACGCTGGACAGTGTCCTCTGAAGGTTTGTACTCCAGTTTTTCAAAACCAGAGATCGATCGCATCTCTACGCCGACCTCATCAGCCAGTCGTGTCATGGTGAACCCTCGCCGCTTTCTGGCGAAAGTTAAACGCGTTGGATTGAACATAGCCCTATCCGTTAAGCACGTCGAATCAATGGAATATCGATATCTGGCAGATTTGGAACCATTGGGACAGGGATCACCAAATGGCCGACTGCAAAACTCCGCAGTTTTAACCCCGCTGGCGTGGTGACTGTAGCAAAGCCCGATCGTTTGCAAATGTCCCATTCTCTGCCCGCCGGACAACAAATGATGCACGCAACACGGAACAAAACCATACCCCTCGTTCCGGCAGACAATGCAGCCCAGGTCGGCCACGGCAGCCATCCAACCTTTCTCAACTTTGGTCATACCGATCCGGCGCCGGGACTTTAATACCGGCATGGTGCGAAGCAGCATTCAGCCAGTCCAGCCATTCCGAAAACCGTTTTTTACCGTAGCGGCTCGTCCTCCGCCCCAACATCACAATGCCGCCCTCGAGCCCCGGCGCCAGCCTGGGACTGGTGTCCCCTTCAAACGCCGCAGTCAGAATATCCTTCCATTCTTCGCTAGAAAGCGATTGCAACGATCCATTGACCGGCCATTGGCGTTGCCCTGCCCACGCTTCTAGAATTGGCCACATCGCTGCATTAGCTGATTGACTTCTACGTTCTTCGCAAATTGGACAATTATTCATACAATAATATATCCCCAAATTATCCCCTTGCGAATGCAACTAATTGTTGCTTTGCAAACGCCGTATTTGTTGCTTAATTCTTTGCTAAGACCAAACTTGTAATTTTTTAGTTCTTGTTTTATTTCAATAACTTGATGTTCTTTTAATTTGGTTTTTCCGTTAGCAGACCCGCGTAATGGTTTATTTAAACCAAGCTCAAAAGAATGTTGAACATTGCGCGCTTTTGAAACCCATTCCAAATTTGACGGGTGGTTGTTAGTTTTTATTCCATCAATGTGATTAATTTCAACGGTATTTTCAGATTGCGGAATCCGAGCCATTGCAATTAAACGATGTGCCATGAATCGTTTAATGCCGTTTTCATTTGCTATTTTGATTCGCAAATAACCTTGTTTTGTTAAATAAGGACACATTGCTTTTGGCAATTTTCGACGAAAACTAAATATTGTTCCGCGCTCATCCACCAAATAATCTAAATAGCCCGGTATTGGCATCAATTTTTTCATAAATCCTCCGATTTAAACTGCGATGCTGTTTCCCGCAATAACCCCTGCTGCCCGACAGTCCCGCAAAAAGTTCGCCGCCTGCGAGTCTTTTCCAAAATGATTGGCTTGCAGGATTATGAAATCGACCTGCTGTTGATTCCTCACCCTGTCCGGTGTCCACCACTGCCCAACGGTTTTGGTTTTGGCTTTTATCAGGCTTTCCAACTTCTCGGCCTGTTCCGGGCTCGGCTGGGTCTTGATTGGTGGCGACAGGGATAGGTAAACAGGCTGGCTTTCCAACAACGCCTTGAACTGCCCAAAAGTCGGTGGCCAGTCTGGAAACTCTGTTGACAATCTCGCAAGTGCCGCTTTCATGCTGTCCACGTCGCATTCCAAGACTGACCACGTTTCGACCCAGCTATCCATTTCGCTCTCGTCTTTAAAGACGCTCGTAAACTTTTGTGCGTACTGGTTTTTGAATAATTGCGAGAGTCGTACAGTCCATTTCCTGTTCATATCGTCCCCCTTAGAATCCCAGTTCCAGCGGTTTTACAATCAACAATCTTTCCTCGGTTTCAATCTTTTCGAGCAGTCTGCGGTTCGCCGCGGTGAAGTTCAGCGGCTCGGCTTTGCTTTTAATGGTTTCAAACTTTTTATTTCGCACCCAATTTCTCCAAGTGGCTGTCCAATCAAGCTTTTTACCTTTTTGCCCAGGCACTGCAATCCAATAGTCCCGAAAATTATCAAATGTTTTTTGTGGACTAATATCCGGCCTTTCCGCAATACAAAACTCTTCCCAATACTTCGGTAACGCCTCGTCTGTAAATCTTGTTGGGAGCGGATCTTCTAAAGGTTTTGATGTACCGGTTAATGGTACTGGTACTGGTACTGGTACATGGTTGGGATTCGGGGGTGAGTCGGGGGGCGATTGGGGGGGGATTTTGGTAGGGAGTTTACCCTTGCCCCATCTGATCTCGTTTCCTTTTTTCCCGCCTGCTTGCATAGCGTGATACTTTGCAAGTTCTATATTTGCTCGTTTGTTAATCCAGCCAGATTCTGTCTGGATAAAAAACTCTTTAATTATTGTTTCAACTTCGGTTTGATATTCACGCATTCCAATTAATCTGGAAACGGCACCAAGTTCTAGGGGAATTGCTAATTCTGACAAATAGTATTTGTCGAGCAGCCGCCGATAAATTAAATCTTCAATCGGCGAAAGGTGGCTGGTGTGACTTAGATAGTCACCAATGTGAAATGTGTAAAAATGCATTTTTACCCCCTTTAAGGTAGAGAAGTGATGCGCCATCACCCAGTAAAGGCTGGGTTCAGCTTGCGTGGCCTGCCGACCAACGCATCACTTGGAATCATATTGTCTGCCTTCTTTTATTGCAAGCATTTCATTCCGCAGCTCGACCGCGGCATCCACGCCTCGCCTCTGCCTGACTTTTTCTAAGTATTCTTTCCGGTCCCGACGTTTTAGCGCCATCCGCGCTTCGCATTCCAGGCGCCACGCCTCGCAGCTCGAGCAGACTACCCGGCCATCGCGGAGCGTGACCGGCGCGGTCTCGATCAGGTTGCAGCCGAGGCAATCCATGTCTTAACTGGCAACTGCCAATGTTTCACCAACCGCAGCCAGAGCTTCTTTTAAATGATTTAATTGTGTGCGGCCAATATTTGGGATCCTCAAAATCTCTTTTTCCGTGTAAGCGCAGATGTCGGCAATGGTATACAAATCCTCGGACAACAATGCGTAATGCAAGCGCGTGGTCAGCTTCAGCGTTCGCATGTCGCCGTTGTTTCGTTTTTCGTTCAGCGCAGCCAGATCCATTCGTTTCTGCCGTTCACTCATCATAAATTCCGCGCAATTCCAAGCGCTGGTTGCGATGTCAGGAGAGTATGGTGATTGGTTTGATGTGCGTTGCAAAAGCGCAGCCATAGCTGCCAGCGCGAACTGATCTTTAAGGTCAAGCATAGAGCGCCTGGTCGATTGTGAGCTCGCCTTTTGTGAGCGAGAAAATGCGCCAGGCGTTGACCTCCGGAATGACCGCCTTCCACGCGGTAACCGCCTGCGTTGACAATTTCAGCGCCTCGGCAACCGCCCGAATGCCCCCGTAATACGCAACAACGTCTGATTTAAGCATGGCTAACCCTTTGAATTGATTACGTTATAAAATACTTGTAAATAGTTGTTGCAAAGTGATACGGACTGATTATAATCATTTCCATACCAGCTTGCAAATAAACCTTCACCAACCAAAAGGAAACAAGATGAAACTCTACTCAGTAAAAAAATTAGAACTGACCACCATCGCTGACCAAATCGAAGCGTTTGCAAAGTCAGCATTGACAGCATGGATCATGCTCGGTCAATCAGAAAAATACTCGCAAGACATGGCGCAGGTGCGAGCGTTGCGTGATGCCGCTGATGCCAAGAGCGTGTGGATGCGCCGCGAGATTCTTCGCACCGCTGGCTTCTTGCTGTAAAACCCTCCCGCCCCTTCGGGGGCGCACCCAACTCACCCACCAACCAAAAGGAATCAAGATGAAAACAGCAACGCTTAAATTGACAGACGGAATTAACGCCATTGTGTCAAAGGCTAAAAGCTTGGTTACCTGCCAGCTTTTCAACGAGTCCGAGGTATACATTGAAGGCAGCCCTATGCTTTCCGTCGCGGCATTTCGGCGCAACGGAAAAGCAATTATTAGGTATCGCAACGGCGCAAACACTGTTAGCAAATCAGCGTTTTTATCCGCGCTATCGCCGTCACCAATTACAGACTTGTGCAAATAGCAACCTGATTCCCCTGACCCTGCCAACGCGGGGTTTTTGGAATACGCAGCCAGAGCGAGTCTGGCAACAAAACGGAGGAATTATGAGTGCAGAACCATGTATGTGCGGAGCCACTGATTGCCCTGTTTGCGGTCCATTGCAGGGTTACTCAACTAGCCACCAGCCCAACGCCCACGACCGCGAGCTGGCGTTGGAAAACATTGTGGAAACCGTCATGGATTACGGCATGTGGCCGCAGCCAATGAAAGGCAAACATAAAAAATCAGAGTTTGACCTTTACGACTTTTTGCTAGAAGAACGCGACCCCAGCTACTTCCTCGAAATGTATATTGGTTGCATCACCGGCAACGAGATATCAGACCGAATCCGGCGCGAGCAGGCAACAATTAAAGAAATGCTGGAAAAGCATTTTCGGGACTCGGATATCGTAAATGATTTGGCAGCAGAATACGCGAGCGAATCATGAGCTTTTTAGAAATGGTCGGCGCTGGCGTATGCGGAGTCGCAACGCTGGCGGCAGGTTGGGTTTTCCTTGTATTACTTTTTAGCTTTTAATCTGAGGATTTATGCAAAAATCAGAAAGCATTGCGGCACTGGCGGCAGCATTGGCAAAAGCGCAAGGAGCAATGAAAGGCGCGGTTAAAGACAGCGCCAACCCGTTCTTCAAATCTAAGTATGCGGATCTGGCCAGCGTAGTCGAGGCTATCCGGGTTGCCTTTTCCTCAAACGGCCTGTCCTACATCCAGACCGTTGAGCCAAGCGACAAGGACGAGGTGCGCGTCGAGACCACGATCTTGCACTCTAGCGGAGAATGGATTTCCTGCGGCGTTCTGGCTTTGCCGGTTTCAAAATCCGACGCTCAGGGATACGGTAGCTGCCTTACTTACGCCCGCAGGTATAGTTTGAGCGCAGCCACAGGAGTTGCACCTGAGGATGACGATGGTAACGCAGCCTCAAGCGCAAAGCCAAAGAAAACGATGGACTGCCGGGTTTACATTGCCGCGCTTGAAGCTGCGCCAACGCTGGATGACCTGCAAGCAGCCTGTAAAACCGCTTACAAAGCAGCGCAGGCAGAGAATGACACCGTGGCTATGGCTAGCATCACAAACGCCAAAAACTGCCGTAAAGCGGCTCTGGTGGCAGCATGAGCGACGCAGTGCAGGGAACCCCGGAATGGCTGGCTGCTCGAGCAGGCAAAGTCACGGCTAGCATGGTTTCGGCAACGCTGATGAAGCCGGAAACCGCGGGCTTTCGGGATTATCAGGCGCAACTGGTCGCAGAAATCTTGACCGGCAAGCCGCAGGGATCGGATTATACAAATGCTCACATGCAATTCGGGACGGAGACAGAACCCCTAGCCCGGAGCGCATACGAAGCCGAGACAGGTTTCTCTGTAGACGAGGTAGGGCTATGCATTCACCCGACCATAGACCGCGCTGGCGCGAGTCCTGACGGTCTGGTGGGCAATTCCGGGCTGGTAGAGATCAAATGTCCAAAGCCTGCAACGCACCTTGCAAACCTGATTGCCGGAGCCGTCCCGGCAGGTTACAAGAATCAGATGATGTGGCAGATGGCCTGCACAGGTAGGGACTGGTGCGATTTTGTGAGTTTCCGGCCTGACCTGCCGGAAAATCTGCAATTGCTGATTGTCCGGTTTAATCGTGATGAGAAGGAAATAGAGAAGCTAGAAACCGCGGTGGTTGCCTTTCTGGTAACTGTCGACGAAATGATTAAAAAACTCAAGGAGATTAAATAATGGCTGAATTTGTGCAAAAAGAGCTATGCGGCTCAATGTTTAAGAACCAAAAGAAATTGACCGAGCAGCATCCGAACATGACCGGCAGCGCAATGATTGCAGGCGTTGAATATTGGGTGTCAGCCTGGACTAAAACCGACAAAAACGGCAATAAGTGGCAAAGCCTGTCGTTTAATAAAAAAGAGCCCAAGACCCGCGCTCAAGCAGACCTGGCGGTTTCCGAAATTGATAACGATATCCCGTTCTAAACAATGAAAACGACGAGTGCACCGGAACAACAAGACAACGACAACTGCCCGTTGTGCGGCAACGACACGCTCGACATGGGTTACGGCCTAGCCGGTGGCGGCATTGGCGTTTACTATTTTTGCAAAACGGATGGGTGCAGCTATTTCCATAAAACTCAAGACGGAGCCGCAAAATGAGCAGCAACGCATTTGATTTTGGAAGGCATTATATTTGGATGATTGAAATTGAACGCAATCAAAAATGGGAGTCAATACATGTCGGCTCTTTTAGTCGCGCGCGAGGCAGAATCGAAATAAAACTTTATAAAAGGGATATGCCCCAACAAAAATTTCGTCTAGTTGAATACCAATTTGAAAGGGTTAAAAAATGAGCAGCAATGCATTTACCCAGCTTGACCGCGAATATACCGAGCGCGAGGATTACCTGGCTAACAGGGCAGAGGAGCGCAAGACGGTTATTAATTCTTGTCCTTTCTGCGGCCACGACGACGTTGAGGTTGACGAGATAGAGCTGGGCATCATTGCGATCTGCTGCCCGGAGTGCCTGACCATCGGACCGCACCAGGACGGCGCCCAGTCCGTTGAGCTCGCAATTGAAAAATGGAACCGCAGAAAATGACACTGACGCAGTTTAAGGTCGTGCTTGAGAAGTTTATGCTGGCCCGAGGCCGTTACGTAAACTCACCAACCAGCACGACCGCAAAAAAATGGAAAGAAGCCGATCTGGAACTGGCGCTTGCTTACGCTAAATACATGGAGACACGGAAATGATCCAGACAAACGAGGAAAAGGTAGCCGCCGCTATTGCATACCTGCGTTCGCGGGATAAATACCTGCTGGACAACGGCAAGTGGATTCCGACGCCTGCCGGTCAGACTGACGTTCGCCAGACAATTAAAGAGTATTGGGAGGCGATGAAATGAAAACCGTTGTGCTGGCGGTTGTGTTTTGCTCAACGCTTTCGTTTGTTGTTGGTGTAGTTAATGGAACGATAGCGGCAAATAAAATAGTGCCAGCAAAGGAGTGCGGGAAATGAGTAATCACGAATGGTGGGTGCGATGGTGTAAGAAATGTAAACGCTCGTTTGAAGATTATAAAAATTTTCCAGACTATTGCCCTGAGTGCGCTAAGAAAATAAAGGAGTGCGGGAAATGAGTGGAGTCTTAGAGATCAGGCGCAAATTCACCCTACCGGGCAAGATGAGGCACTACCTGTTTGAGTGCCCTACGTTCTGGCGGAGGAAGCCAGCATTCCAGTGTCCAGTCTGTGAAGCTACATACCGCTGCTACTGGGATGGAAACGATGTTGGCGGCAAGATCAACGTCTGTAAAAAATGCACACACGGCTATGACACACAGGGCGGTTGGATAAAGGAGAAGAACGGTGGATAAATACGAAAACATTGAAAAAGTAAAGCGGCTGGATTTTGACCACCTTGACATGCTGGTCAGTGAGCGTATCGGTGCGCTTAAACTGTTAGCGCAGAGCATGACGGAGTCTGATGTACACGATGCTATCTGCCGCGACCTGATATTGCCCTGCGTTTATTTGCTGGCGCAGTTTCTGGAGTCTGTCAAAATTGGGGATAAGGAATGACACTGCTAGGAGAAACGCCATACACGCCTTGCTATGTTCGCAACGAGTTTCTGTTTGACGAACAAAAAGGTTTTGGTGAATTTACGCCAGCCATTGCATTCGCGTTTCGTGCTGAACCAGCAAGAGTGCCGATGTTTCAGGTAATGCTTGAGTCGGGCGCGCAATGGGCAAGAGTGCCAATTCACATGATTTGCAGCAAACCTTGTGACCCGTTGCCAATTGAGCAGGCTTGCTGGTGGGATTCTTACGGCTATGATTTCTCCGTGGTTGCGCTGCCGTTCCTCAAGAACCATTCCGTAACTGCACTAGGCCGTGACAAGGTTATACGTAAAGGCAATTATCTGTTCACCGTAGATTGGATGAAAACAGGCTGGAGTGAGATAGCGCACCAGCACAAAAACCATCATATTATTGCGCTGGAATCAGGGCCGTGGATTGCATACCCAAACAATCGGCTGGTCTGGCACGATGAATCGTGGATTGCGCCAAACCCGGACAGAGAATGGCAAACACCTACACGCGATTATTTTGTTGAAGGACTAGGGTATAAAAAACCTGCGGCCTGATCGCGGCGGTAAGCATTGCACGTGGCACCAGGACGGCGTTGCAGCCCCGTCCTCCAGCCACAATTCCAATTGCTCCAGCAGTCCGATATTCTGCTTGCAGAACGCGTCCAGGCGCCCGTCGTTGTCTTCAATATCTACCGCTTGCCCCATCATGTGCTTAGAGCGCATAGCGCCGCCTGCGGAGTGATTGACAGCCGCAGGACGCCATCCTGACCGTAGCCCCCGGTCTTCTCCAAAAGCCGCAATTAATTGATTAACCCTGCCGCAAATAATAGCAGCATTCGTCTTGATATCTTCGGTCAATTCCGTCTCATGACCCTGTAGGTGCTGCCCCAGATATTGGTCTACGGTAATCATTCGCTAGGGTCTCTTTCTTCATTTGGTGCTGAAAATTTAATACCCGCCAACAGGCCGATAAACCCGCCAATAATCGTCTGAAACGCTGGCCCCAACAGTTTAAATATATCTTCGTTGTCTACCGCATGGTCAAACAGTCCAACGCACAACGCAAACACCATACCTGCGATTACAACGCACAACGTAAAACTGACCATCGTTGTGACAACAAATGTTAGCTTTTCTTTCATCTGTTGCCTTCTACGTTTCTTACCTTTTCTACCGTTCTGGCGGCGGCTAAACCCAACATGCCAAGCAAGACTTGCATCGTGATGGTAGTGTCTATGACCGGGAAAGACCCGGTATAGTGAAACCAAACCTGTGCAGAGAACCTAGCAAGAGGTTCAATGATAGATACGTAGGCAAGACCGCATCCGCAAGTCCAGCCAATAAATGGCCTCCAGCCAGCTACAAACCAATTGGCGCTCTTGGCTTCTTCCAGATTGACCTGCACTTGCAGTTTTGCTAGATCGGTTTCAGCCGCAAGCTGCGCAAGCGCACCTGTCTGCTCCATGCGCAAAAGCTCGAGCTGCGCCGCCGCTTTAGCCGCGGGATCCGGGAACAGCCGGTCTATTAGACCTTTGCCCAGGTCAAATAATCCGGATAAAAGCAACGGGTTCATTTGTCGGCTTTGGCTTCTAGCTTCTCAAAGATTTTTGCCAGCATCGCTTTTATGTCGCGTATGTCCTCGCGGTAATCATCTTTCGCAACGTACTCTTTGGGCAAATCCTCGCGCAGAGAAGCAAGATCGGCCTTGAGTTCCTTGACCGCAGACCACAGCTCACGCGCAAACCAGCCAAGGACGGTAAAGCCGCCAGCGAGTAGACCGTTTATCAGGTGCTGGTTTTCCATTACAAACTTAATTGTTCTGGTGGAAGTGCCGTAAATGTGTTTCCATCAAATAGAGTGCCTCCACGATCTGCTGGCAAAGAATTCCATTCCAATAACTGTTCGTCAGTTAATACAAATGGGTTTATTTGCATCCCGTTCCATTCTGCAGGCATGATAGAAATATCATCTCCTTGCGATACTAAACGCACCAATGTTGTATTGTCAGTTCCAATTACTGTAACCATTATGCGATCCTTATGGCGGTTATGGTTGAGTCCTTGCTATTTCCGGATGCGTTAAAGACAATCTTGCCGGTGGTGTTGCCATCGTTAGATGCACTAATTCTTAGATTGCCAGCAGGGGATGTAATGTATCCAGAAAAATGAAACGTGAACCCACCGTTTGCAACAAGACCAACACCGCGTCCAGAGTCAATAACTGTGGTTCCGTCCCACATCTTAAATTTTGTACTTGACGCGCTAGAATCAAGAACAGTTATTGTTCCCATCACCAGCCAAGTCCCACTTGTCCCTTGCGCGATACTGGGGCCATCGTAGTATGTTGCAGCAGAAGTCATTGAAACGTCAGCGCCCAAACTTGCCGTAATTGGCGTAAAGTTAAATGTGTTTCCTGTTACAGCCAACGTCTTGTTCGTCAGCGTGTCTGTCGTAGCCTTGCCTACTAAAGTGTCGGTAGTGGCCGGCAAAGTAAATGTTGTCGTGCCAGCAACAGCAGGAGCAACAATTTTAGCGGTTCCTGAAGTGCTGCCAGGAAATGAAGCGCCGGTAACTCCCAAAGTAGTTAACCCGGTTACGCCTAATGTTGACGATAAAGTCGTCGCGCCAGTAACGCCTAGCGTTCCAGACGCATTCAAATTAGTAAACGAATTACCATTAAGCAGTTGAAACCGAGTTCCATCGTATTCAACAAGCACCACTTGACCAGTAACCATATCGCCAGCAACCAACGCAACAGATCCCGTCCTGGTGACCGATTTAACGCCCAACCCGTCAATATTCAACGTGACCGCGGCAGTGTTAGTAGACCCGACAACAAAACTAAAAACGCCTCCAGTCGTGTAAGCGGTCAAGCTGGGCGTTATTGTTCCGGTGATTGCATTAGCCGTTCCAGCAACCGTAATTAACGGCACCCCTGCGCTAGTTAATTGGTCAAACCGGACCGCATCTGCAGCTGCTGTGCCGGCCGCCAAGTTGGTTATCTTGTAGCCGCCGAGCGTGATATTAGCGGTCGGCGTGGTTTGCCCGTCTTTAGTCAACGCGGTCGTGAGCCCGGTCGCTAGATCGCTGGTCAGTGCGTTAAAGGCCGTCGAGCTAATGACGGTGCCGGAAACGACGGGCTGCCCCGCCGAGTTGATGTTAAAAGTTCCCGAACCATTGTAGGACACTGTATGCGCTCCTGTTAATTAGTTACGACTTGCGGGCGCAGCTATTGCCGCTTGCGTTGCCGTTCCGCGCAATATTGTTGCCAACAATTTACCACGTTGAGAAGGCGTTGCCGTTTCTAACAATTTTGCCGCTTCTTTTGGATCAAGCAGAGCTTGAGCTAATTGCTTTTGAAGCGTTTTGTTAGCATTTCCATAAAGCAAATTAGCGCCAGAAGTTGCCAAATTACCCATAAACTGAGTCGGCGCAAAATTCCGCAAGAAATTAGGCACGCCGGTTTGCGCTAACATGTTGTTATAAGCAAGTTTCTCAACCGTGTCGGAGCCGCTGCGCCCAGCATTGGCGGCGAAGTCGGCGCGTTGCAAATCTTGGCGAATGTTTTGCAAGGTCGCCAGTTGTTGAGGAGAAAGCGTGTTGGCTAAAGTTGCCTTATTAAACCCCGTTGCAGCTTGCGCGGTTTCGTCGCGTAGAGCACGCGCAAACGCTGCCGGAGTCAGTCGGTCATTTATGCCGCTTACAGACTTGTTTGCAATAGCCTGCACCGTGTCCATCGCATTAAGAGGTTTTGACATCGCGGTAAATGTTTTGCGAGCCTCTGCATATTTCGGGCTTATTTCATCAAGATTTAACAAGAAATTTTTACGCAAATCCGTCAGCACTCGCGCTTCATTGCTTCCCGGCTTTGCATTTGCAATTTTGTCCTGCAATGCGCGACCGACATAATCCAATCCTTTGACGGTGCCCGCTTCCGTTTCAAGATTGACGCCTTCATTGCGCGCCAAAATAACGGCATCTTTGACAGCATCTTGCATTGCAGGCCGGTTCCAAAGAGCGTTAATCTTGTCGCCTGCGCGTGTAAGATTTTTTGGAATGTCTACTGGCGGCGCACCGCGGTTTGCCATTTTGGCAAATATTGCATCTTGCTCAAAACCAGATAAATGTTTTTGAACACCGTTTATTTCGTCCCGAATCATATTCTTCAGAAATTGCACGCCGCCATCGGCTGCATCTTCTGGAATCAAATAACCTTTGTCACGTAACTGCGTCGCCAAGTCATCAATACCCAACCCGCCCTTGTTAAAAAGCCCTGGCGGGATTCCTTTAACACCAGCACCTGTGCGAATTTCGCCAGTTATGTCGCGCATCGTGCCTTCAGCGTTTTTTATGCCGCCGAGTTTTTTAATTGCGGAAAGTATGCCACTCGGTTCTTTTGTTGCCGCAGCACCACCTTTAACCACCTCGGCCGCAGCAAACGGAGAACGACCAGTTTCCAATCGTGACAAGTCAACGCCAGCAACATAGGCTTCGTCATATAGTTTTTGTGCCGCAGCGCGCCGCGCCGCATCTGCGCTTTGACGCTCACCGCCAGTACCAGCCAAATCCAATAAAGCAGCAATTCGAGCAGTATTCTGTTGTGCTGCGCGCTCAACTACCGCATTTTTTACTTCCGGCGTGCTGGCAAAAGCCGACCTTTGCAAAGCCGCAAAGCTAGCATTGTTTGCCGCCTCGCCAACTGTCGGCAGAGATCCCGGCACCAATTCTTGCGCGCCCCGCAACCTAGCAAGCAAACCAACATCGCCGCCAGATGCTTCTTGCAATGCCCTTCCTAGTATTTGAGCTCGCCCACTAGATGTTAGCGGATCAATCAATGATTTGGCGCCACGATAACCCGTAATAACTGCTGGTATAGCTGCACCAGCTGCACCACCAATTAACGCATTTACTGAACGCTCATCATCTGTTCCAACAGGCTGAATCGCACCCAGCGTGGCACCTTGTGCTCCAGCTCCCAATATTGTCCTGGGAACTATAAGAGCGCCACCAGCCACGTTTAATGCTTCAGCAGCACCGGCAGCACCCCTGGCGCCTTGAATCGCAGCAGCACCCTTCAACAAGCCACCAGGTAATAGCGCCATGCCGACATTGCCGGTTATGTCGCCAATAACACCGCCACCGGTATTCATTAACGGTTCATCGCGCCGTTTTGTTTCGTCAGTCTCGCGCCTAAGTCGTTGCGCAAATGATTCAGGCTGATTGCCGGTTATCAAACTTGAAAGATTTCTTTTTGTTGGGCTTATATATTCGCCAGTATCAGCCACCAGTTGCTTAATGCCTTGCCCGGTATCCGATATAGCCTTACCAGCGCCAATAAAGAAATTTTGCGCAAAGCTGTTGCCCTCGGTTGGATCAATGCCTGCTTGCATGAGCGAACCGCCAGAAACACCATTGCGGGCTTGAGCTGCTTGGGCTGCATTGGTCGCAATGGCTTTGCGAGAAAATGTCTCTTGCTTAGCAACGCGGTCAATAACGTCCTGCGCTGTGCCTTGCGGAAATGCAAGCGTTGTGCCGTCAAATAGCTGAATTCTGGTATCAGCCATTATTTCCTCTTTCCTTCTTCATCATATTGAATTACGTTGGCATCAGGAGCTCGACGGTTTTGCCCTTGAAACGGTTGCAATGGCACAAATCCAGGCACGCCAATCTGCGGTTCATCACGGTTAAACTTTTCATATTTGGCAAGCAGTCTTTCAACAGTATCAAGCGCCGCAAGTCTGCGCGAACGCGGGAGCGTTGCGTCGCCCACTTGCCCCGCCGTTTCACGGTACAACTGCACATCTACATTTGACTGCGGTCCTTCCATTCGAGGCACTTTTGATGTCAAAATGCCGCCAATCACTCGAAGCTTGTCGGCTTCCGCAACGCCTTTAGGGGCACTTCCTGCCAAACTGGCCACCCAATCAAGACCCGCACCGATTCCGCTTCCAGTTGGAAGCGGGCTAATAGCAGGTGTGCCATCTGGGTTTTTACCAGCCGTTCCACTTAAAATGTTACGAGCTTCTTGAACTGCTGCATTGAAACCTCTTGCATTAAATTCGCTCTTATTTTCTAATTCCTTTTTTTGTTTTTCGCTATCTACAATAATTTGCGCTTGAAATTTTCCCGGTAAAGTTGCGTTAGGTTGCGATAAAGGTATCGCAGGAGCCGAAACAGGCGCAGGACTAGAACGCGGTGGCGCCATGCCAATACGCGGCGCGGTCGGCACAGCAACAGGCGCCACCGGTTGGCCAACAGGTTGACCGGGTGCTGCCGGCGTAGCGCCAGGCACAGGCAACATACTAGGCGCCCCCGCGGGTGGCAACGGTGCTGCCCCACCAGCTTTCATACCAGTATTGAAAAACAATTCAGCTCCAGATATGTTCAATCTCTTGCCTTCAAGATCAAATTTTGTACGTTCAGATAATGACAATTGATTGAAATTGCGGTCAGAAATTGCGCGATCTTGTGCAAGTTTTGCTTGTGCATCAACTGATGGAGTCGTGAATTGATTTACAGGATCAGCTGGACCAATTACTTTTCGCGTGCCATTTTTGCTATACACCACAGCGACATAACCAGTTGGACTATCTTTATTTTTTTCAATTTGTGGCGTAGTTCCATATTCTTCTTTATCTGGTGCGCGGAAAAGTTCTTTTCCTTCTGGCGAGAAAAACACATCGCCAGCAGATGCTTTAATCGGAGCTTTTGGCCCGATCTGAGCCAACAATTGCGCCATCGCCATTTGTTGCGCTTCCCGCGTGTTAAATTGCCCGATCATTTCAGGATCAATTTGTCCGGCGCGTCGAGCTGCAACAGCAGGCACAGCAGGCGCGGCAGAAATACCGGGCATCGGTTGTCCCTCATCATCAACAGCAAATGTCGGCGGCGCCGCAATTGTTTCCGGAACGGCGGCAGAACCCGCAACAGCCGGCGCGGATAGCATTTTCGCCAAGCTAGTAAAGTCAGCAGATTGATCGGCACGATACTTCTCACCCAGCGCCTTTTCCTGCTCCCTTGCCTGCCCCTGAAAGTATGCCCCGCCAAAGCCCTGTAGCAGCTTTGCCAGCCCTGCCGTTGCAGGTGTGCGCGCCTCTATGCCCTTGTAGCTGTATCGCTCTATCGGAGCCTGTGACTGCGCCTGCAGCATCTCTGCCATACGTTGCTGGTCGGCAATCTTTGCCAACTCAGCCTGATATGGGCTAGGCAGGTTAAAACTTACCATCTTGTTTTCGGCCATTTGGAGCCTCTAGTAATTCGACGGCGTGAAATTCTGTGAAGCAGGATCGTATTGCGTAGATTTTTCTACGACCGGCGCTTTCTTCTGCTTGTCTTGCATCAGCATTTTCATGATTTCGCTGTTCATCCCGCCAGATGGTCCGGCGCCCAGCGGCCCGCTATATTTGCGGTATGGCTGCGTCGGATCTTGCAGGAGCGCGGCCAACTGCACGCGTTTTTCGTCAGGGTTGAAATTAAACATTGAGTTCATGTGATCGCCCTATGGTCAACCAAAAAAGTATTTGCCAGCCAACCCGCCAGCCGTTCCCAGCATCCCGTAAAGCCCGGCATTCTGCGCGTTGGCGTTTGCCGACTGGATGCCGTATTGATCCATAGCCGATTGGCCAGCTGCTTGGGCTCCGGCAAATACTGGAGCAGGAGCAATATTGGTCGGCTGGTAGCCCTGGAATTGCGGCATCTGGATCTGCGAGCCTGACATCAACCCGGTGATTTCGTTAAGCGGCTGCTGGCGCAGGAATGACTGGCGCTGCAGCTCGGCCTGCTGGGCTGCGTTCTGCGCGCCCATCTGCGCACTTGCTTCATTAAATCCTTGCGCTCTGGCGCCGGTA